TGTTTGTACCTGTTATGGGTCTTTGGACCTCTTCTATTGGAATCATTGGTCTTGCTCTCAATCTTCGTGCTTACGATTTTGTATCTCAAGAGATCAGGGCGTCAGAAGATCCTGAATTTGAGACGTTCTATACGAAGAATATCCTTCTGAATGAAGGTCTTCGTGCCTGGATGGCACCAGTAGATCAACCACATGAACAGTTTGTATTCCCAGAAGAAGTTCTTCCTAGAGGTAATGCACTGTGAATGGTTTTGAAGTTTTCTTCTATTTTGTATGCTTTGCTATTATTGCAGGTGCTGCCTTTGCAATGATGTGGTCTAATATTCAATCCATTAATGTGGAGATGAATAAACCCAAACCACGTCATCCAGAGGCACCTGCTCCTGGTGATGAGGTCATGTATGTTGATCTCACAAAAGATAAACTAGAGAGACTTTACAACAAGGACAACACATGATAAATTAGAGGGTATGCACCCTCTTTTTTAATGAAAATTTTTCTAGATACAGCAGATACAGAGACCATCAGAAAGTATTTTGAAACTGGATTGGTTGATGGAGTCACCACCAACCCTTCCTTGATTATGAAAGCAGGAAGACTTCCTGATGATGTCTACCAAGAAATCAAAGACATTGGTGTACCTGACATCAGTATGGAGGTCATGGGTGATGCCAATGAGATGTATAATGAAGGTCTCAGACTTGTTGATAAGTTTGGCAGTGTTGCCACAATTAAAGTTCCTTGTACAAGGGAAGGTCTGAAGACTTGTAAGGCACTTACAGAAGAGAAGATTAGGACCAATGTTACCCTTATCTTCTGTGCCTCTCAGGCAGTCCTTGCTGCCAAGGCAGGGGCAACATATGTCAGTCCCTTTGTAGGCAGATTGGATGACCAGTCAGTGGCAGGTCTGGAGGTTGTTAGAAGCATCTCTGAACTGTATCGTATTCATGGCATCAGAACTCAGGTTCTCTCTGCCTCAATCAGATCTGTACAACGTGCCATCAGGTCATGGTATAATGGAGCTCAAATCTGCACTATGCCACCTAAAGTTCTTGAGCAAATGTATGACCATATCCTGACTGATAAGGGTATGGAAATCTTTGAGAAGGATTGGCAAGAAGTAGTGGATACCAATTTTGTTCCTGTAAGTAATGTACTATGACTGAAAATTCTGCAATATATCCTGGCAAAATGCTAGGGCAACTTGCCATTGCCCTAGAAAAACTTGGTTGGGAGTATGGTGATGAAGTTGATGTAGAGATTGGTGGCACATCTGTCTCTGGTATTGATGTTGGAGAGGAGTATAACAAGAAGTGGCAATCACCTCTTGGCACACGCAAGTACAACAAAGATGCCTTTATCATTATTAAGAACCAATCACGTAGAGACCTGACTAAATCACAACCCATGGAGGAATTCAAACCCCATCATGGCTGATCATGTAGTCATACACGAAAAGAAAGAAGTATGGTTTAAAGGAGACTACCCCACTTGTATGGTGTACTCCCAAATTGTTGATAAAAAATATCCAGGATACAAAACTTGTATTTGTTCCTGGGATGATTTTAATAAATTAAAAAAAGACCCATCATATAGGAGCACATTTGATGTTTGATACTTACAAAGTTTTTTCAAAGACTGGATGCCCTTATTGCACAAAAGTAATTCAGGTGTTACAGTTAGCAGAACTACCATTCATTGAGTACAAACTTGGCAGAGACTTTACTAGAGCAGAGTTTTATGAAGAGTTTGGAGTAGGTTCTACTTTTCCAAGAGTAAAGTTAGAAGATGAATTGATTGGTGGATGTACTGAAACAGTTAAATATCTGAAGGAAAACGATCTGGTTTAATGGACAAAGGTTGGGAACTCTATCAAATGTATGATGTTGTTGAACACACAATTGATTATGCCTTTAAAGGTAAGTTCATGCTTAACATGTATGAATACTTAAAAAGTATTAAAGCAACAAAGAGAGATGTAGAAGAGTTCATCAATTCACCTACTGCACTGGAAATTAACACTCTTATCCTTGATCTTGAGGATTATATGGAGGGAGGAAATGATTCCCAACATAAACAACTCAGAGAAGCTTATGGGCATCTTGGAAAACCAGAAGCACGTAAGATAAGAAATTATTTGTATGAAATTTTACAGGATGCTTGGAAGTATGAGCAAGAAAAAAAACCAGGAAGGAAAAGGAAAAGACCCTCTAAATAAAACTACAAGTAACTTAACTCACATCAATAGAGGAGTTGAGTTGCTATTAAGAAAGAGGAGGAAGAAAACAGTTCCAAAGACTTTTCAAGTAAGGTTTGGAAAATTTCTCTCCTTTTTCAACAGAGAGGTAGAGTTTTATTTCAACTTCTACTTGGACTTTAGAAAAAAGNATCCAGGAGAGTAGTAAAATGTTAGCAGTAACCCTCACCCTTTCATCAATCATTTCAATTCTTTTTCTATGCGTTGGTGGTGTGATTGGATATCTTCTCAAAGAATATGTCTATGAGAGAAATTCAACTTATATTCCNACCCACCCAGAAATGTTTGATGAAAATGGACAANTCATAGCAGATGANATNCTTGCTGTGAGATTTGAAAACCCTGAAGACTTCTCTACAGAAGAATAAATAACCACACTGATTTGAAAACCATGGCAACATCTACAAAACTTCCAGCAAATCCATTCCTACATGAGATTCTTACTTTAGTAAGTAAGCAAAGATCCAAAGCTAAAAAGATTGAGGTTCTTAAGGAATATGAATGTGATGCTCTGAAGTCTGTATTGATTTGGAACTTTGACAATACTGCAATCAGCGTCATGCCTGAAGGTGAAGTTCCTTACAAAAAGAATGAAGCACCACTAGGTACTGATCACACTTCACTCAGAAAAGAGTGGAAGAATCTGTATCACTTTGTCAAAGGAGGAAATGACTCTCTGTCATCTTTGCGCAGAGAGTCAATGTTCATTCAATTNTTGGAAGGACTACATCCTGATGAAGCAGAAATTATTTGTCTTGTGAAAGATGGAAATCTTGAGACAAAGTATAAACTNAAGAAAGANATTGTTCAGGAAGCATACACAGATATCAAATGGGGAGATAGAATTTAATGGCAGCTGCTTTGCTTGTATTGCATGAAGATTGTGACCCTGAAAAGGCAAATGANAANGACCTACCTTACACNTCTTATCTTGTAAAGTATATGAAGGATGGTAAAATCACATATGATGTCACTGTGTGTAATAAGAGAGTGGAATTATTTGACCACTACTATGACAAATACAAAAGTGACTTTATAAGGTTTGATCAGACTGAGGGTAGAGTAAGTCCAAAACTCTGGAACAATGGTAAAAAGAAATGAGTAGTGCTGACGAAGAGTTGGAGAAACAAATTAACTCCATCATTAGAGATGAAATTCAAGAAGTCATCAATGAGTATGTTGATGCTCAGGAAGAAACAAAGAAAGCAGGTCTTGGATTTGCACAATCTGAGGATAAGTTTAAAGTTAACATCTCAAAAGGTGAGGTGGATAAACTCATCAAGCAGTATAAAAAACTAAAGAAGCAAGAGAAATCTAATCTTTCTGAAGTTAAAAAACTTGGTCTAGTTGATAAGAACGGTAATCCCTTAAAATAAATAAACAAAAGAGAGTAATCCATATGCTTTCAACAAAATACAGGCTCAGACTTGAGTTTATCTGTTCACGCATTGCAAAAGGTGAAGAGGTAAATCTTGATGATATGATTTGGGCTAACAAGTTAGCAAAATCAAATAGGTCTGCTGCTGAAATGTTGAGAAAGGCAAGGAGAGCTGCTAGTAATCCTGATATGCCAGAAGGGGGACTGGATGATTTTATGAATCAGATGGACCTGGGGGACCCTGATCCATCTAACCATAGAACAGGGTTCCAAAGTGCAGATGAAATTGTTGAATGGTTTCATCAAGAAAAAACTGATGACTGGAGGCAGCGTGACTGAAAAGATCACCCCAGAGACATATGAAAAAATGAATAAAGAGTTTGAGGAAGAAGGTCTTGCCTTCAGAATTATTGTCCCAACACAAGAACAAATAGACAACTGGGAGAAGGAAGAAAAATGTTAGCAATAATCTATTCAGATGGCAGTCAAGAATGTGAGAGAGCAGTAAGTCTAGTTACTGCTCTTCATGCTGACATCAAAGTTTATAGGTTAAATCAACACTTCACTGAGAGAGCATTCAAAGCAGAGTTTGGTGAAGATGCAACATATCCACAGGTTGCCATTGGATCAAAACACATTGGCAATCTCAAAGAACTACTGCATAACCTGAAAGAGCAGGGAATGCTTAAGGCATAATAAAATTGTATCACACTTTACAAAACAACTTGACTAAATAAGGCATGAGGTCTATACTAGACCTGTCGTTCATCCCTTAGGGGACGCAAGTAAGTCGCGGAACGGAGCGTTCATCCCATGTTTGAGTTATTACTTTATTCTGATATTAATTGCACAGATGCTGCTGATATGATCAGTCGCCTCAATGCTCATGAGAATATGAATAACCAAGTCAAGGTTGAACTTGTTGAAGTAATTCAAGAGGCAACACCTGACTGTCCATGGGACGCAAACGACTGAAGGAACGGGGATTAAACCACCCATACTTCAGGAGTAACTATCATGAACACACTCAATCTCATTAAGAAGCAGATCAACA